CGGGTTGGTCTATTGCCTCACTATTGGCCGAGAATGATAGGTCGGGGCGATCCGACCAACGTACGGCAAACCGCTTGCCATGCTTTGCTAGTGTTTCGGCTATGGCTTGCCCGATAGCTCGGTTATGAGGCTCGGGGCTGTCAGGGTGGTTATGAGTATAACCCCAGATGGCAAGCTTGGGATATGTTTGAAGCAGGGCATCCCAAAGCCGGACATATGAGGCTGAATAGAAATCGCCGAGAACATGAAGCCGAACCAATAGCCCCGCTGCATTCGGCTTGCTGAAATGCGCGCCAAGCTCGGCAACGATACGCTTTTCAAGCTCGGCGCCATGCTCGAGCCTATGGGCAAAAGGCATATTATTTCCATAACAGGTTGCCCAATGTGAACAGCCAGCCCAACAGGTCGCCCGCTCTTCAAGTGTAAGAGTGCGAATTTTATAGCCCTTAAACTCGCCCTTTGTGATGGTTTGTTTAAGCTTTTTGTTTGAGCTAGCTTTCAAGACCTTGTGAGAATAACCCGCCAAGGCCTTTTTGCCTTTTTGGTATCTTGTCCCCGCTAGCTGTAAATTAACGCCATCCATGATTTGCCCCTTTCATTTTACTATCGATCGGTTGGTTTGGTTTCAGGTCTCGGGTCAGGTCTAGCCCCCAAGCGTCGGCTAGCTGCTCAAGCCCTTCGACATAACGGGCGGTGTCTTCATCCATTGCCCTAGCCGGATAAAAAGAATAATACATATCTAAGCCCCCCGCATCTGTATGGTTAATTCCCCAAAATAGACGATAGCTTTCCAGCCCCAGCTATATTCGGAACCGCTAGCAAACCCCCAGACCAGCAAAGCCCCCAGCCCGAGAAACACTATCATTTCGAAGATTGTTTGATTGGTGTTCATGATGATGCCCCTATAACCATGTTTTCAGGGCTGGCATAATCAGCCAGCATATATTCGACGCCTTGCAATTCATGGATAACATTCTCTAGCCCCTCGGCTAGATCATAGGCGGCGACGGTGTCTAGCTCATTGAGGGTTGATATTGCCCCGCTCAGGCTATCAAGGGCTTGGCTGATACTGTTATCGGCTTGGCTGATATCCCGACGGGCTTCTTTTATTGATGCCATGATATTTTTTAGCTTTTGATTGTTCATGATTAAAGCCCCCAGCATTCGGCAGCGATTGACCAAAAGATCATGAAAGAACNGGCAACGCCCAGCGTTAACGGGGTCATCAACCCGTTCACGTGATGATATCCCTGCATGGCAAGGGCGAGGCTTGAGAGGCTAAGGGCAAGCCCTAGGATGATTGATAAAATGTTGTTCATTATTCTGCCCCTTTATTTTTCAATGTTACCGGTTGTTGATAACCGAAGCCCCCATCGGAACAAGCGAAAGCCCGAATGGCGTCATATGTTGATGCGGCTTGTTCCCGCTGATCTTGTTCCCGATGGTCATAAGTGCCATGCCAGACGGATAGAATGGTTTGGATATCTCTTTTTGTAAGTGTCATTTTGTTCTCTTTCTGTTCTCGGGGTTCGTTTGTTCCCCCCTTGTCTCTATTTTATAAACGAAAATCATACAAAAGAAAAGCCCCTTTGCTTATGTAATTAATATTAATTATCTTGGGGCTGGCTTCGGGTTGTCTCGGGTTATCCTGTAAAATGCCCGGCGATTTTTAAAAGAAAAAAATACCGAACACAAAACAGAGACACGCAACCCGACCAGCTAGCCGCGGGCGAAGCTCGAGCCNATCGCATGGCATCGGTTCAATAGTCCCTTGNANTTGCANGGCTGGCCTTGTGTTTCGATTGACCGGTGACCGTGACCGTGACGNCGCCGGACGAGGCAGGGGGCAGGGCATTCGGCTTGATGNCGCCCCCATGACCCCCCAAGGGGGGATTTTGCTGTCATCCCCCTCGAATATACCATTTCATATTTTTGTGGTATTTTCTAATCCCTAGCTATCTGTAAGTATTCACCCAAGAGTTTCCTCCAGTCTTCCCACGCCCACCTACAGCACTCCTCATGAACTTCTCCAGTTCATCATCAAGCTTCTGTTGTCTCACATCAGCCATCCCACGAACCTCGTCCTGAGCCATCTGTTCAGTCCAGTAGTTCACAGCAATAGCTAGGGCATCGAGTCTATCGTCATGCTTCAACGCACCACGGTCATAGGTGACCCTAGTTAGCTGGTAGACGAGCGTCTTGGTATACTTGTTCTCAGCGTCATATCTCTGAGCTGTCTTATAGTCATCTTCAATCACACTCGAGTCCACTATGAGCTTATGTCTAGCCATCACGGGTTCTATCGTATCGATGATCCTTCGTTCCTTCTGGGTACTATGCTTGACCTCTTCGACCATGCAGGGATGTACCTTGTTCAGGATGGGCTTCATGAGCTGGGTGAACATACCGTCACCAAAGTTGGCCTCAGTGATAATAGCGTTGACCTTCTCCTCCTTAGCCATCTCAGCTAGCTTGGTCAGGGTCTCGTTGTCGTAACCACCTTGGAAGCCACCACATCGTCTGACATAAAGAAAACCATTGATCATCTTTACGACAGCATAGCCTGTCTCGTCCTTACCACGACCAGCAGGGTCAATAGCTAAGACTGAGCCTGTGTACTCCCCAAATTCACTTGAGGTACTCCTAGGGTGGTAGAAGCGGTCTCCAGCCATCGCTAGGTTCGGAAGGTCTTTCCATTGCTTCTCAGGGTCAGGCATCCAGTGTACGTCCATAGGGGCTTTGTCTACGGATGTGTGCATGACAATAAGGTCACGTATCTTGAGGGGATATCTCTCCAGATCACTGAGCTGGGTATTGAGCATGAACTGTAGGGAGAAGCCAGCCTTGCCGTATTCTGCCTTACGTTCTGCCAAGTCCATGTCGGTAAATCTTAAAGGGTCTGTAGAGCCGCCTTCAGAGACCGTAGACAGCCTCTTGATGTACGGGGCTAGTCCATTACCATACTTGTCCATCTCTTCGCTTGTAGGCATCAGGGCAGGCCATATACGGGAAGTGAATGTCTCAGGTAGCTTGTTGTAGATACTGTCCTCAGTCTGAGGGGTTCCCAAGTAGATCACTCGGGCTTCCTTCTTAGGCTTCAGGATAGCCGAGAACTCTTTGGTTCTCTCTAGCAGCTTCTCTCGCATATCTGCGGTAGCTGAGTTATTCAATACCTCAACGTCATCAGCAACGATGATATCAGCACGTGTACCTGTGATCTGCCCAGTGATACCCACAGACTTAACTGAGGGTGACTGGTCTGGTTCAGTGGGGGCAACATCGAATTCAATCTTAGACTGTCTCTGGTTGTCTTTAGGTATCAGGTGCTTCAAGACCTCCATCTGATTCACTAGGTTCAGGGTAAAGGTGGTGAAGTTGTCTGCCCTGTTCTTGGAAGCTGATACAACCAGTATCTTCTTCTGAGGGTCTCTCAGTAACTCCCAGAGAACATAGGCCGACGTAATGAATGACTTACCGACCCCTCGGAAGGCCTGTACGCATATCTTAGGGTCTCCGTCTTGGAGGAACTGAGCTATGTCGTACTGGACAGGGGTAGGGTCAGGAAGCTTGATCTCTTTCCATACGAGGTAGAGAAACTTCCTGAAGTCCTCCTTGATTGGACTTAAAGGGTCTTTAATGGCTCTAGGAGACTCACTGACGGCCTCTAGAGGGGTCTGGGGTATGGTTACACCAGATTGACCCTCTTTCTTCTGTAGGGGCTTCTGAGAGCCTTTAGCCTTCTTAGGCATTATCTTTCTTCTTTATAGCGAAGCCACCCTTCTTAGCAGCCATCTTAGCGTAGGTCTTAGGGTCTACTGTAGATTTCTTCTTAGACCGACTAGTACCAGCCTTCTTACGTTTATTCATATTTTCATATAATGACATTAACAATTCCACCTTCTCATAGATGCTCTGGCTCGTTCTGCATTCTTAGAGCGTTTCACAACGCCTCCCATACGGGCGCAGAATGATTTCTTCCGTCCAGCATCAGCTTTTGTTTTAGGGTTAGGGGCAGGGGCTTTGAGGTTACTACCGTTCTCTCGGTTGTACTTAGCTCGGCCTTTAGCTGTTAAACCAGCTCCGGCTTCTGTAGAGAGCTTCTCGCCCTTCTTAATTGACAAATTGCTCATCAGTCTCCTCCTCGAAGTCAGGTAGGGATGCCATCAGCTTGCCGATGTTGTTATCGACAGATGGGACAGCCTCGATACCGTTGTCCTTTAGGAACTTGATGGCGGCACTCAGTTCTGCTGGGGAGGCTTCACCTGACTTGACACGACCTAATAGCTCTTGGGCTACAGCGTCATGCAGGGTGGCTAGTAGGGTTTCAGTTGCTCTACTCATTGCCATTCTCCTGTGCGAATCTGTTCTGTTACATCGATGGCTCTCTGGCCTACTTGGTTAGCCCAACGGCTCTGTAAGAATTCCTCCGATGCCATATCGAAGTTTCCGTCCTTTAGCAGAGCCATTGCGTTTACGAACTTGGAGACTGTCCCTATCCCTACGTTGAAGGTGAAGTTGATAAGGGCTGCTAAACGTACCTCGTCGAGGTCTTGAGTCCACGGGAAGTGGGCTGTTAGCTGTCTCTCGGCTTCCTCGATGTCGTGGAGCAGGAGCATCTCTGCTTCTTTCTCCGAGATGCCTATGTCTTCTAAGTTCCGTCCTACGCCTATGCTGAGTTTGCCAGATGTGCATTTATAAGGTTTTAACCGAAGTCCCTCATGTGATTTGAGTTGGTCTATTAGTTTTTTCATTATTTCTTTCCAAACATCTTAGTCGCACCTTTGATACCAAAGCTGGCAGACACGATGACCCCTAGGGTGTATTTGTACCAATCAGGAGTAAGGGCTAATGCTTGGAAGCCTCTTTCCACGTATTCCACTGTGAATGGTAAAAAACATAACAATAATGGAATAGAAAATAGGATAGTAAGATACTCATCTTTCCAGCTCTCCTTCGAGCCTTTGACAGCCTCTATGTCCCAATCAATTTCACCAGAGATTTGCTTTTCCATGATACTGGTTTCGGCTTCAATTTTTACCAGCTTCTGTTTTGCCTTAGCCTTCTTAGTGTCTATGAAGCCTGTTACAGCCTCACCAGCCACACCAAGAAGACCTTGTAGTAATATGTTGATCATCCTAATCGTCCTGTTAACCAGCCAGCCCACATGATCAAGCTGCCGATACCTATTATAAGGACGGATACGACAGCTATGATTGTCTGGACTCGTTCTTTGTGTAGGGCTTCAAGCTCGAGCTGGGCTTTTATCCTAGCTCTCTCGTTGGCTATCTCAGCCTGTAGTCTCTCCCACTGCCCTGGCTTACCAAAGAGCTGGAAGATGGAGCGAAGTTCACTCCTCATATCATCGAGTTTCTCTTTGCGGAAATGCTTCTCGATGGCACTGTCCTCAGCGAATGAGAACTTAGCCTTCTTCTTTTTAGCTGCACCAAATTGAAGCTCGGCTTCTCCTTGGGCATACTTTGAGATTGAATTAGATAAGGAGGATAAATCCTTCCCCATCTGTACAGCCTTCATAATTGCCGAATGTCCCGCAGAAACGGCAGCGAAGGCACTAATAGGATCAATCATTAGTAGACCTCCACAGTTCCGATTTTGATATGTTTTGGGATGCAGTAAGCCGTCACTCGATCCTTTGGGTCTACAAAGGACAAGTGTTGGTAGTTACCGTATCTTTTTGATATTTGGGATGCGAAGAAGTTACATCGAGTGATGTCAGCGAAGTACATATCCCCACTGATAAGCGTCCTTGCATCCCCTGTCCCTAAGTAGACAAGGAGCAAGAACAGGTGCTGCATTGCTACCTTCTTTTACCTAGGTCGGTGATTTGTTTAACTGTGCGACCACAGCCAACACAGTATTTGCCCTCATGGTCTAGCTTACAGACACCAATACACGGTGACTTCATACTTTCATCAACAGGGATGCTGCAAGGCCAACGACTATTACCGTTGACCCCATAATCATTGCTTCGAGTCGCCACATACGCTTGTCCAACATATTCAGTTGGGTTTCCACGTTAGCGTAGCGAACTGCGCATTCTTTTTCGTGAGCTTCTAGTTCTAGTGCTACACGGAGTTCTGGGGTGACTGACTGTTCTAGTTTCATTAGAAATACCCCAATACCATTTTCCCCGCATTTGCCCAATTGCTCGTTGTAAAGAAATTGACTTGTGATAGTTCTGCGTCTAATGAAGTCACTGCACCAGCCCCCATACATTGAAAAGCCGAACCATCATTAGCAACGGCTATTTGCCAGTTGTACTGCCAGTTGTTTCCATCCAACTTTGCTAAATCAATTCGCCCATTATATTTACTTGCCCAGTAAACCAAAGGTTGGTAAGTAGTTCCTGGACTTGTGGGGGGGTTAGAATAAAAAGTACCCGCATTAGTATAAACAAAGCCACCCTGATACCCTGTTGATTTTAAACCCGCTGATGTCCCTAATTTCATACCAACAAATACATTACCTGCGTGCTGAACATTGTACCAAAGTATTGATACATTCTTTGCAGTTGAAGGTATGCCAGACAATGTAAAAGTGTTTGTATTTGTTGGCATCGTTACTGGTGTTTGCCAAGCCATGCCACTATCAATACCTGTTAAAGCCGCACCATTTGCCGCTGGTAATGTAGTCACTGCGCTGAGAGACGAATTGTTTAATTTTATAAGTGCCATCTGTCTCTCCTATCCTAAAGCCGTGATTTTAAGAATTGGTTGCGGAACTAATACAAGTGGGGTGCCATCCCAATAAGTAGACCTATGTAAAACACTTTGGTAAGTTGAGGTAACGTAATTCCTCATTGTCATGTCTATAGTCTTTGCGCTTGTCCAACTAGCTACACGACCTGTG